GCTGAACTCGATTGGAAAGAATTAATCAATCCGTTCCCAACATCTTTGAGCGCGAATTACGCAGAGATAATAGAGCAAGTTGCCAATCAATGATTAAGCTAGAATCTAACAGCGATACTGTTTCTAAATCAGTTGAAAAGTCTTTGCAGACTAAGCTAGAGAAACACAAAGAAAAAGTAGGCTCAGACAAGCGCAAACAGACGACATTGCGCAAGCTGAAGATCGTGTATAATCGAGGCATCGGAGCTTATAAAACGAATCCTAGTAGCGTTAGACCTACAGTAAAGAGTCCGGAGCAATGGGCGCAGGCTCGCGTAAATTCATTTCTTCACGCTCTTCGCAATCTTAGATATAGAAGCGGAAAGCACGATACAGATTTACTTCCTAAATCTCACCCAATGTCTGGAGAAGAAAAGAAAAAAGCAGACAGTCACAGACGCTACCCAGACGGAGAAGCTATCCCGTCAAAGCTTCCAGCGAAGTATCGCAAGAGTCGAAGCGACGGACCCACAAAAGGGCAAGCTTGCGTCAACTGCGGTTTCTACGGAGAACACGAAGATCACAGACAATACTGCAACAAATTTGAAGCACCTGTGAGAGCGCAATACTGGTGCGCGGCATGGAAGAGCAATGAAGAAGCTCTTGAAGAAACTTACAACGACTACCCAGACTCAGCGTCTAACAACGCAAAGAGAGCTTTAAAATACAAAGAAGAGAACGCTGACAACGATTGTGGAACTGCTGTAGGTTGGGCTAGAGCAAATCAACTAGCTAAGAAAGAAAAGATCAGCAGAGACACGATAGCTAGAATGGCATCTTTCAAACGTCATCAACAACACAAAGATGTTCCTTATGATGAAGGGTGTGGCGGTCTCATGTGGGACGCTTGGGGCGGAACTTCTGGAGTCGAGTGGGCTATCAAGAAGCTAGAGCAAATTGACAGAAAGAAGAATAGTAGCATGTCAAAAACTTTCGCATTCGGAGTAAACACAATCAACGAAACTCAAGTTGATAAAGAAAAAGGAACAATGTCTTCTGTAGCATTGATCTCAGTAGGACCCGCACTAGGGCACAATTTATTCGTAGACAAAAAGTCTCTTGAAACAATCGAAGATCAGCTAGACGGAACAAAACTTCCCGCTTACATCACGCACAAAGGCGCACTCTTTGAAGATCGACTTACTCGCGAGATAGGCATGTTCGACAATTTTAGAATCGAAGGCGATCGCATTCTAGGCGATTTTCAAGCTTTCGAATCTTTCAAAGACGATGACTATCGTCAGTATAATAGACTATTTGAGATGGCAGAAAAAATGCCTGAACGCTTCGGTCTATCTATAGTATTTTCAGCAGATAGCGTATGGGCAACTCCAGACGGAGATGTTCCGATGGGTCGCTTTCCTAACAACGACAGCGATCGACTATATGATGAAAACAATCCTCCAGAGGATGCACTATTTGAATATCCATCTATTCGCGTCGAAGAAGTTTCGAGCGCGGATTTCGTTGATAGTCCCGCCGCAAATGAGCGCGGATTATTTTCACAAATTGACAACAAACCTAGAGCTAAGATGACTAAAGCAGAATTAATCGAATTAAACGAATCTCTGGAGGAGGAAAGAAATTCTCTTCTAGAGCAAATCAAACAAACTTCCGTAGACAAATTAGACGCAGAAGCCAAACTTGAAGAACATGAAGAGCAAGAAGAAGCTAAAGACAGCGAACTTGAAGCTCTCAAAGAAGAGTTGGCTACAAAGCTAAAAGAAGTCGAGGAGCTTAAAAAGGCTCTTGAAGAGAAAGAAGAAGAGCTAGCCGCTCAAGACGCTTCTCTCAAAGAGCATGAAGAAAAAATGGAAAAGAATTTAGAAGAGCATGAAGAAACAAAAGAAAAAGCTTCTGAGCTATCTTCTAAAGTCGAGAAACTCGAAAAATTAATCGCAGGTTCAGAGCTTGTAGAAGCACCTGCTAGCGAAGAAGTTTACGAGCCATCAAAAGTAAGTCGCGCGAAAATCATTTCTGAGTTCGCAAAAGAAAACAAAATTTCAGAGTTCTCTGCAACTCTTCGCTTAGGCAAAGAACGCCCAGAGTTATTCAATATCTAACCCACAAACTTAATATAATATTATGTCTTCAACAGTAACAACTGGACTAAAACGTAGCTTCACAGCAGGAGCTAGCATTTCACAATATCGCGCTGTAACTATAGCATCTGATGGCGATGCCGAACATGCTACAGATACAGCATCTCTACTAATAGCAGGAGCTTCTGATCGAGCCGCCTCTAGTGGCGAATCCGTAACAGTCGCTCTAGCGAATGCGGGTGGTAGCGCATTCATCGAAGCTTCTGAAGCAATCACAGCAGGAACAGCAGTATACGCAACAGCCGCAGGCAAGGTTGCATTAGTTGGAACAACTTCTAATGACGTATTAGTTGGAACAGCACTCACAGCCGCTGGCGCTGATGGCGATGTCATCGAGGTTCTTTTTGCTTAACCTTTCAACAATAATCATCAACCAATAATTTAATATGTCTTTAACAACATCAGCCTCATTCAATCCGATTCTTTCGGAGGCTCTAAACAAGATTGGTGAAAATCAGTTCGTAGGAACTCAGCTTCTTCCAATCAGAAACGCACCTACTAAGAATGGTGACTACCCAGTCTTCGATGACGATCAGTTCGACTTGAACGCTTCTCAAGAGCGTTCATCAGGATCCGCTTTTCCTCGTCGTGACTTCGACTACAGCAAGCAGTCTTACGCTTGTAAGCAATACGCACTAGAAGGCGTTCTTCCCGACGAAGATGCTTCTCTTGCTAGCGATAACGGAATCAGCGACGCCGCCGCTGGCATCGCTCAAAAGCTACAACGTGACATCATGGTGGGGCACGAACTTCGTGTTGCCGCTCTCATGAATAGCGCAGGCTTCAATGCGACCAATACTACTGGATCAAAAGAGATGGACGATGCAGACGCAAAGCCCATTCAAGACATTCAAAACGCTGTCGAGCGTCTCAACGCAAATGGCTTCTATGACAATCTATCTCTGATAATGGAGCTTTCTCTTTTCAATGAGATGCTCAACACTCCTGACGTTCGTGGAATCTTCAACGGCAATGGTCAATACACTAATCGTCAAGTTCTTCGTGACGCTTTCGGTGTTTCTAACATCATCATCTTGCCTACTCGCTACACTAGCTCTAACAAGGGTGCTACTGCGGTTCGTTCTAAGATTTGGAACGATGACGAATACTTCGTCGGTCAAGTCGCAGGTGGAGACTTCTCAAACGGAGGCTTCGGACGCACAATCGCTTATTCGGCAGACGGAGGAGCATTCACAGCAGAAACATATCGCGACGAGCCTATCAAGAGCGATGTTCTTCGTGTCTACAACAGCGTTGATGAAGTTATCATCAACACTAACGCTTGCGAAAAGATCGAGAGCGCGTAATCTTTTAAATAGATTATTCTTAAAAAGCTCTCTCGATTCTATGTCGAGGGAGCTTTTTTGTGCTTAAATTGAAGAAAAAACGTAAAAAAACGCATTATTTAGTGAAATAAGTGTGAAATACTGTTGACTCAAGCGAATTTAGACTCTTCTATATATACAAGCTCAAGAGAGCGAAACTAGAAAACTAACTCAAAAACACGACATGAAAAAAGAATTAAACTGGATCCAAGCTCAAATCGAGCGTCAAGAAATCGCACGACTAAGAGAGAAAGCAGTAGCTCTTAACAAGAAGTTAAAACTATCTTAAAAATCACTAACAACTAAAACACTAAATCAAAACACGACATGAATAACTCAATAGCAATACATCGCCCGACTAATCGTAGAGATCAATGGGACGCTGACGAACACACGCTTCGCACTAAAATTTACGAAGCAGTCATTCCTCAAAGTTTTATCTCAAGACCTGAAAAGGATTACGTTCGCACAGGCGAAGAAGTCGCTGACTTCGTTTTTCACATTCTTAACGCACCTGAAGAAATTCTGAATGAATCAGAACTAAAAATCGCAAATGATTTTCGCGCTCTAGATAACTTCTCACTTTCTACAGGTGACGTTGTCGTAGTAGACGAAGAGCATTTTCTATGCGAGTCAGTTGGATGGAAGAAGATTGAAAAACCAATCTATCCTTTAGTCGATAGTCTATAACTCTAACAGGGCGAAGCATCTCACACTTCATTTTTCACATAACTAAAATACTAAAAAACACGACAATGAAATATCTAAAAAATCAACCCTGCAAAGTTAAAACAATCAACAGACTTGCTGATCTTCCTATCAAAACTCCTGAAGAAGCTAAAAAGCTTATTCGTGAAAAGTTCTGTGCAAAGGACTGCAAAGAAGTTAAGATAGAAGACTTCATGAAGGCAGTCAAAAATTACAATCTCAGAGTCGAGATCACTCAATATGGCGAAAACTGGACTTATGACTTTGCGATCATGAAGCTAGAAAACTTCAGTTGGATTACATCTGCTCAAATGTTCTACTGCATCTCTAGAGGAGCAGGAAACTGGGAGCTTATGAACGGATCAAATCTTGTGAAGACATCGAAAGGATTAAAATCTTGTGTCAAAAGTTGTCTTGATAAAGTAAAGAGAGGCAACGAGATGCTCACTCTGAAAAAAGCTTCAAAACGTCGTGTCGGCTATAGCACGACTGTTGAAGCTCAGTAATCGGATCGCAATCGACAATCAAGTCTCTCGCGCAAGCGAGGGACTTTTTTTGTGTTTACAAGAAAGCTCTTAATAGATGAGTCTTACAGACATTATAACTGACAATCTGAAGTTCGCTATATCGCAAGTAAGCGTAACTCTTTCTGCTACATTTGAGATTCTAACACAGTCGCAAGTCGGGAGTCTTACTGCTTCTGGGACTCTCGTTTCAATCGGATCTGTGTCTGGATTAGATACGTCAGCAACGCATGTTAGAGTAAGCGGAGCGAGCGTATCTGACTACAATGGAATCTTTCCTGTAGAGAGCATATCATCTACTTTTGTCACTTATTCTGTAACTGGAGTTGCTGGCGGTCCCATAGGTTGTAACGTCGAAGTTGGAAATACTACTATCTACACAGCGAACAAACAAGATGTAGAGAGTGGGTTTGAAATATTTGAAGACGGCAGAGAAGCGAATGTGGACACAAAATTTTATATATGCAAATCTGACTATTCTACTTTTCCATCTAAAGGGCATATTCTTAGCGACGGAACAACTAGCTTCAAAGTGATGTCAGTTCATGATGATTCTGTAGGAGTCACTCGTCGTCTTGATTGTGCATCTGAATTTCAAAGATAATTAATTATGAGCGTTTTAGATTTTGAGACTAATTTTGAGACTGTTGCGAAAGAGTTTTTAGAGACTGATTTAAGTTCGTTCTCTTCTCTACAGTTTGCATCTTCTTTAGACAGAAATGAATTTACTGTTCCAAGAATAGAGATAAACGCTCAAGTTCAAGAAGCTCAGGATCCGCCTACTCAAGACTTTTTAGACAGATTTAACTATTCTCAATATTTATTAAATCTATCGATCAAGATAATTACTGACATGAGTAGTGATATTGCAGACGAAGCTACAGGACTTGACCCCAGCAACTTTCATCGACAAGTAAGAGAAAAGATACGAACCTCGATGCTTCTCAGTTCTGATAATTGGACAACGTCTTCATTCAACTCTGCGATAGTGCGCGGAGCAGGATCATCTATCGTCAACGGGACTTATAGCTATACTGGTGTGGCTGGTCACGCTGGAAGATACACATTTGAAAAACCCGCAGGAGCTTCTTATGGAAAAATAAAGTATACCGACTCTAATGAATGGGAAATATGTGTCGAACAAGACGGAGAAGACGTTGTTTTTTACACAGGAACACCGAGCGGATTTCACCCATGGAATGTTTCGTCTTGGGCAACTGTAGCCGCTAACGCTAGTTCGCCTGCTCCTACAGTTTCGCAAGGATACATTTTAGAAGACTACGCGGTAAAATACATGCGCCCTACGACAACAGACTACGAGATCGACTCAGACTTCGGCATCTCTACTTTAAACTACGAAATCAAGTTTGAGATTCTTCCGTCTAGATGGGAAAGTTGAGACTCATAAATTGACATCAAATTGTTTGTTAGACACACAACTTTTATTTCACATCTCAAAATTAATTTAAAAGAAAATATATTATGGCAATAACACAAACTGGCGGAACTCAAGAGTTCGGACCTACA